GGTTTAAAGAAAAAAGGATAGTTAACAGAAATAGGTACAACCTTATCTGTAAACATCTTTTTAGCATCTTGACCTGATTTAGAAAGTATTCCATAGCGCGAATCTGATGATATAGTTGCAAGGTTAACGACTTCACCTGAAGCCATAAATGAAAATCCAGAACGTCTGTTCTTAAGGTAACACATGCCATAAGCTCTTTTATCAGCTTTACATGCTTCCCAAAATATAAAGAACAATCTGTTTGATTCTCTGAAATCTGCGGCACCTACATCGATCTTAGACCATTGCAAATACATATAATGTGTTCCAGTAATATATGTTTCTTTACTGTTATTCATAAAAGCATAACCATTTTCACGACGATCAAACTCTTCGTTAATATATGGATGCCATTTTTCTTGAAAGTTTTTTGGATATTTAACCCAATCCGCTTCACTTTTAATCTTACTTAATTCTTTTGGATACTCTTTTAACATCCACTTATTTTCCCCTAAGTCAGGAACTTTATCTAAGTATGGTAATGCAATGTGCAAGCCACTAATAAGATATATATCACCTATTTTACCTGTCTTACTTATCACGATTAAATCGTGCTCTTTGTCGTAACCATACTCCCATTTAGCATAACGATTCTTTTTCTTAATCGTATGTGGTTTTACATAGTCTTTGACTATTTTGTATAACTCTTGCTGATATGCCATTATTTAGATCTCCCCTCTGCAAAGCCTTTAAACACTGGTTTACTAGAATCTACATTAGATTCGTTAATCATATTCTCTTCCTCTTGAATTCTATTAAGAATTTCAAAGGCATCAAATATGCAAAGCTTTTTAGTAGCGGCAGCATTTTTAAGTCTGTCAGCTGATATATCTTCTTCTGAGTCAACGATCTTTTCTTTTGCTACCTTTACTAATTCTTTAATTGCTTCCTGCCCAGCGGCTATTATACTCTTCTTCGTTTCTATCGAGTTCATACTTTATAACAATATCATTTGATTTCATACAGTACATAACTTGATTGTCTATAACAAATTCCCATTCGCTATTAGGTGTAAATCCAACTATGTCTCCTGGATTAATTCCAGACTCCTTTAAGGAGCTATTACCTATTTTAAGTATACCAATAAGATCCGCAGTTTTTTGACTGCTTAAAAGGTCTTTATTTTTAACAGGTGCAACAAAACATCTATCTCCAAATGATTTCCAAGATTTATCTTTTTTATATAAGTATATTTGATCTATAGCGCACATAAAAAGATCATCTTTTAAGAATGACCTACTGTTCTTTTTAATTCCTTTCATGTCATAGAACACTCTAAACACGTTATGATGTACAACTATTAGATCCCCTTTTTTTATAGGTGTTGCAAATGCTGCAGGTGTTTCCACTACTTCAGCTATATTGTTAACGTGTTTAAAACTTTCTATAGAGCTATTTGTTATAAGGGTTTGCTCCCCAACCTTAACCTCGTTATCATAACGTTTGCCTACCGGCTTTATGATAAAATCGTATATGCTCCTCATTAATACTCCAAGTCATACTCAACGGATATTGCCATGTTAGAATTGAATTTCTTCCATGGCATTACCTCATCTACTTTTTTTATAAATATATTATAAGAATTATCAGACTCTTCAAATATTATATGAGAAATCTCGTGGCCCCCGTAAACTGTCTGTTTAACAGAGTAGTGCATTGCTTCGTTTTTATAGTCAGCCCCGATACTAATCTTTCTTATAATATTATTCATAATATTATTCCTTAGCTTCTACTTCAACTTTTTCGTAACTTCCGTCAACTAAATTGATGTTAATAGATCCATACTCTTCTTCAATAGCTTTTTTAACTTCTTCCATTTCATTTTCAAGCATATTAACTTGATAAATAACTTTAGCTTTTTGAACCTCTAAGCCGCCAATGCTTACGCAGTGTTGTTGCAATTCAGTTTGTAAATGCTTTACGTTTTCTAACTGTTCTGGCGTAATTGTTTTTTTGTCTTCTAATTCCATTGTTTTTACTTCACTCATAATAATTTAATTTAATTGTTAATAATTGTTTATAATTTTCTACCTGTTTTAGGATTATTGTTTTGTGCTCCTGGCACATAGTTATACATTTTGCCGCCGCTTTTATATTTAAAAGTTTTATTTCCACCTATAGTTCCTGTTGTAGATTTAGTAGCTTTAACTTCCTTACTGTATGATCTACCGGCCCCCATAGTTCTTTTGCCTGTTTTAATTTCAGAATTAGCTCGAGGTTTTGCACCTGTTTTTTTAACTACTGGTTTCTTTTTGCTTACAGCCATAATTTTTTATCTTAATCTAGTCAGTATATATTCTCCTTCTAAGTCTTTCGAATACTTTAGAATAAGAGTGTCTTTGTTTTTTAATGTGTATTCTATTGTTACTGAATAACCGTTTTGTTGGTTATTCAATTCTGTAGTAAATTTATTTTTGCTACGGTTAACTATATCTTCAGTTATAACTCTATGTTCTACAAAGCTAGTGTTAAACACGCTTAAAACTTTATACTCACTTGCAATAATAGTAGTTAAGTAAGACGAGTCTTCACTTTCCCACATACCGTTAAAGTCTTCTTGAGCTGTTAAAATTGAAAATGTAAATAATAATAATAATGTAATAAATAATTTTTTCATAGTAGTAGATTTAATTGTTAGTAATTATATTTATATGTATAATCACATGTTTGAACAATAAGCTACATTTTTATTTATTTACCTACTATTAAGTTTGTTGCTGCATTTGCTCCTGGTATTAAAACGTAATCAACCACTACAGGTAGAATTGATCCTGCTTGAGCGCCTAGGAATTCTATAGCGTCTGCAGCAGTTGGATTTAAACTTGTAACTCCATCTACTCTAAATGTTGCGTTAACTCCACCACCTGCTACGGTTATAATGTCTCCCAACCCGTAATTTGTTCCAGCTGCGTTTATAACCACTGAAGTTATAATACCTCCAGCCGCTGTTGTATCTACTGTTAGCCCCGCTCCATTAGATGTTGGCACAATACTAGTTACAGTAGTAGCCACACCATTTGCGGTAGTATATCCAGTTCCGCCAGATACTAATGTTAAATTAGTCACTGTATTTTGAGCGCCAACTGTTCCTGCTATAATTACTCTTACTGTTCCAGTTACACCTACATATACTGATGATCCCGTTAAGTTAGTTCCTAGTGTTCCTGATTGATTTTCAAAAAACCAAGCTGATCTTGAATCTATATTAGCCGTAGGAGCCCAGGTTTGTCCTCTGGACATAAAGCTATCTAATGTTGGAAATTGTCCCATTTTTATATATTTTTGTTATTCATTATTTGTTTACCTTTCTCCCAAGATCTTCCTACAAAATAAGCACCATAAGCGGTTACTAATAATGTTTGAATTATTGGTATGTATTCTTTTGCTATTTTAAATTCTCCAATGTTCCCATCTGTGAAAGCTAGTAGCGTAAATATAAACGTAAGGTACACAAGTACCATTGGCCGTATATTTTTTGCTAACCAACTATCCGAATTCATGTCGGATTCCCATCTTGAAGTTACTTCTCTTTGAGCGTTAGCTTCTGCGGTTTCAAGAATTATTTGTATCTGCCTGTTAGCTTCAAGCTTCTCTTCTTTTGTTGTAGTGAACTTATCGATGACGTTACCAACTTCTTTGATTACACTACCAGTAAGCCATGCGAATATTTTGTTCATAATGTTTTTTTAAAAAAATCTTGCGGGATAATTAAACCCCGCAAGACTATTTATTTAATACTACGCGTATGTAGCTGTTCTAAAATACATTTGAGCAGGTGTTGCCGCTTGATCTACTCCTAATTGAGCAGAAGCAGTTACTCCTCCTGGATTAGCTGTCATTGCAGATCTTACTGCAGTAACTAAAGGATTTGCTACTCCAGTTGCTATAGTTGGATTTACTGCAGCAGAAACACTAGTTGAAACAGTTAATGTTAATGTTTGGTAACCCGCAGCCTGTGCAGCTCTACCAGTTAAGCCAACTATTACTGTTTTAGCATTCGCCCCAGTTGCTCCAGTTGCAGCTACTGTTGTAATGTCTTCAATGTTTACAAGAATTGATTCTCTTGGTCCTAGAGGCGATGCCGCTCCTGAATTTACTACGTTAAATTTAATGAATTTTGCCATTTTGTTTTTGTTTTTGTTATTGTTTATGTTTATGTTAGGCTAGGTTTATACAGTCCTATTCTGTTATTTCTTTTTAACTGTTTTGCGAATTGCTTTTTTTTCTTGACGCATTGCTATTCTAGCTTTCTCGTTCTTTTTAGCGTTTGCAACTCTATTGTCAGCTCTCTTAGCAGCATTTGGTTCTGCCCGATTAGTCTTCCTCATATCTTGACGAGATTTTTTATTCGTTTTTCGAACAGTTTGTCTTGCCGATATTTTAGCTTCTTTAGCTTCGCTTTTGGTTCTTATTGTCTTTTTACGAGTAACTTTTATTTTACTTGATTTATTGCTTGATTTATCAGGAGTAACAATATCTTTTCCGGTTTTTAATGTACTACCAATAGACTTCGCTGCAGGTCTTTTTTCGCTAACCACTTCGTCTTTTGTCTTTTTAGTTTGTAGCGCCGCGCCAGGACGACTGGTTGATCCCTTAGCAGATGGATTACGTGCCATAATTATGAGCTCATGTGTTTATGAATTGGGTGTGCACCTGTCTTCATGTTGCGCTCCGCGTTTTTAGCGTAGTTGCCTCTAGCTTTAGCTGTTAAATTTTCATTTGATGCCTCCTTAATGTCATAAGCAGTATCTGAACTTTTTGTTCCCATAGTTTTAGTTATTTATTTAGTTATTTATTTA